GATGCGGAAACATAAGTCAGGCCGGAAAGAGAGGTCAGGTTTGTGGATGATGCCTGACCACCTAAGCCTGCCAATGTATAGGTTGGAACATTTAATGTGTTGGAAACCAGTGTGGCTGATCCACTGGAACCCGTTGTGGTTAATGAAGTGATACGGTTTGTATAGGCCGTATCCCAGTTGGTCTGACTTGAAGTTGTTGGGATGGAATATCCAGCGGTAAAGCTGAAAACACCAGTTGTGTTGGTGTATGTCAATCCAGTAGCTGTTGAAGAAAGATCAGTTAATTTGATTCCACCAAGCCCAGCCAGAGTATATGTTGGAACATTCAGTGTATTTGAAACTAATGTCGCAGAACCACTGGAACCAGTAGTGGTTAAGCTGGTTATTCGATTGGCGTATGCCGTATCCCAATTGGTCTGAGAGGCAGAGGTTGGAAGTGCATATCCTGTATCCATAGACAAAGCTATGGTTCCACTTCCTGTGATTGGAGAATTGGTCACCTTCATGCCGGTTGGTGCCGAAAGTCCCACGGAAGTGACAGTTCCTGATCCACCACCGGAAGCATTGATCGTAAAATTAGGATAGGTTCCTGTGATTGTGATATTGGTTCCAGAGTTCAAAACTACTGTCTGATCGGGGGAAGAGTTAGTTATCACTCCAGTGGATGAACTGTAGGAAATTCCAGCTCCAGCAGACACCGATGCTCTTGATCTTGCATCGGTATAATACAGGTTAGTTCCCTCAGAAATGCTGCTGGTGGTTCCTGCGACATTTTCCCAAAGTTTGGTGGTCGAGTTGTAACGAAGGATATTGTTGGGTGCAACGCTGGTAATCGATACATCGTGGATTTCATCCAGTTCGTATCCGTTCTGGATTTTCACCTCAACCACACCTTGGGTTGGATGACTGCGAACTACGATGCCAACATACACAAGGTGGCTTGGTGCTGCCGGCTTGGTCGTTGTCCATGCTCCAGCAGTGGTTGGGGACAGATACAGTTGAGTCCCTGCGGAATAGGATTGTGTATCAATGTCGGTTAGTCTTCCAGAAACAACCACATATCCATTGGACTGATCGGATGTATTACTCTGAATAATGCCATATGTCTGTGCCGAATTTGTATCGTTGTTGGCTTGGGCCTTGGTGACCGTTGGCAAATTTCCTTGGCCACCATTGATGTAAACAACCGTGCCTTTTGTCAGAGTTGCCCCAGTTGAATTATAAATTTCTGTGACGAGATTTAATGCCTGATCTATTGTGGTTGGGAAGGTCTTGAGACTTCCATCTCCGGTCACATACTCCGAACCTTTTCCAGAGAAATTAACACCTATATCTCCACTGGTGGTAATCGGTGTATTGGTGATCGTCAAAGCAGAAGCAGTTGTGGATATGCCAACGGAAGTTACAGTTCCGCTTCCAGAAGTACCAGTGTAATCAATCGTAAAGTTCGGATAAGTCCCTGTGACGGATATATCCGTTCCACCAGTCAATGAAACAACTTGATCTGGAGAGTCGTTGGTAATTACACCAGTTGTATTGTCATAACTAATACCAGTTCCTGCGGATAACGCTTTTCTGGCATCGGAATCTGTGTATTGGGTGATCGTGCAATCAATGGTGAAGTCAGGATAAGTCCCAGTTACGGAGATTCCATTTCCAGAAGTTAGTGAAACAATCTGGTCAGGGGCCGTATTATTGATCGTATAATCGGGTGCAGTTCCGGTCAGGGATATATCCGTTCCGGCAGTGATGGAATTTACCGGATAACTGATAGCAACATTCTGAATTCCAGTCACTATGCCTTTATCATTTACCGTCACTTCTGCCACATTGGAACCGTTACCATATGCCCCAGCAGTAATGGATTGAGTATTCAATTCCAATCCAATAAATCCAGAAGTTGTTATGGGTGAATTAGTGACCGTCAAATCTTGAGAAGAAACGCCAACACTGTAGACAGTACCTCCTGAGCCACCACCTCCAGTGGCATAGCCATCAAACAGCAAATGCACGATATCATTGCTGTCACGCATATAACCTTTGCGATCTGCCACATTGATGGCAAACTCATTGATTTCCAAATCGGTATATGCTGGAACAGAACCGGCAATATAGGATCGTTTTGGCTTAACAGGAATTGGAGGGTTTGGGTTGCCAGCATTTGGTTGAAAAAACAACTGATTGGAATTAACCGCATTTAAGGCAAGAATAGTTGATTCAAAATGCAGATAAAATAATCCGTTACCAGTAATAATTAGATTAGTAAAAGTGGCAACGCCATTGGTTGTAGATACGGTATCAGTTCCAGTTAATGTTGCTGTTCCGGATAGTACAACCAAAGAAACTTGCACATCAGTTTCATAATTTGTTAACACATTACCAAATTGGTCTTTGATTCCAACTGATGGTTGTGGACTCAATAGACTTCCAGAAGACACTAATCCCGGCTGATTAATGACATACAAACTGTTTGGAACAGATGGCGGAGGTGACCCACCATCGTCATAATACGCACTACCATTCATTGATGCCGGTGATTCATCATATGTGTCTATTTGGATAGATATTGTTGATCCAGCAGAAACATTTAATGCAGAATTGAAAAACCAAATGCTAGTTGAATTCTGAAATATTCCAATTCCAGCCTGAATTATTCTTGCCTCGTTTTCTTGATTTGCATATCCAGACAAATCCAAGTAACAAACACCATCAGTTGATGCATAAAAATTTATGTCTGCTGTCAAATTACCTGTAGCAGAAAGATAAATAACGAATGGATCGTTTTGTGTCCCTGATCCTGAATATGCAATTCCACTTGCAGAAGTTACCGTAAATGCCATTACCAAGTACCCCCGTCAGAGTACACCCAAACCAGTTGATTCGAGTTGTTGTAAGTTAAAACTTGAGATGTCAGACCACCGGAAGGAATACTACTTCCGTTTGCTGCGGATGTTATTCTTCCATATTCATCCACCGTGATATCCGCAGATGTGTATGATCCTGCTGTAACCCCTGTTGTAGGCAATCCAATATCTATATCTCCAGCACTGGTGATCGGAGAAAACTGGATAGCAATCGTGTCATTCATCGAGATGATGCCAACACTTGTTACAGTTCCAGTTCCAGTTCCAATACTTATGTTGGTAGCCTCAACAATTCTTCCCTTGTCATCAATCGTAATGACGGGAACTTCAGTGCTACTTCCATACAGTCCTGCAACCACACCTGTTGATTGCATTTCAATGTCTATTTGTCCAACCGATGTGATGGGGGAACCACTAACCTGAAGCGTATTGGAAACAACACTAACACTGGAAACACTTCCTGTTCCAGCACCACTGATGGATACCGAAGAAACATCCGTAATCACACCACGGCTGTTGATCGTGACCACAGGGATGGAATTACTGGTTCCATAAGTTCCCGGAGTCAAACTTTGTGTCTTTAGGTTTGCAGTTATTGTTCCAGCGGTTGTGATAGTCGGATTGGTGATTGTCAAATCCGAGGATGCCAAGGTGATGCTGGACACCGTTCCTATAACGCCTGGAGCCAAAGCGAGAGGTGATGCGGATGTTCCGTCACCCGTCAGGGTATTATCATGCTGAACCTTGGAAATATAAGTCGAGGACAAGTCTGGCAAATCCGTTATTGTCAAGGCACGGAATGATGGAACCCCCTGACTTCCATCTGGAGTCGCCAGCACTAGATTTGCATTTTGGCTTTTGAATGCGACATTAAAATCACCCTGACCATTGGCAGGACTTCCCGTGACGGTGAACACGGAAGTTGGCATGGTCAGGCCAATGGCAATGTCCATGTTCGTGTTCGTGGCGTAACGAAACACTACGGCATCACCCTGGCCATTGATGGTAACTTCTGAAACAGGGTCGGTGATCGCAGGAATGTACTGGTCAGAACTGGGAACAGCACTGACCTTGATTTGATCAACTATGACCGTATTGATGATGTCCTGAGCCATCGTGTCTCCTTATCTGGTGACTTCAGGAGATACACGGAATGTTCCCTCGACAAGGCGAACTACAAGAGTTCCGGTGACGATTTCCAAATCGTACACATAGGATGCTGGGGTTAGCGGGGTCGTATCATCGGCATCTATGGTTAGAGTTATCTTGTTGTCAGACAACGAGATGCGTCCATTTTCTGTGGTCAGTTCGATGATAACAGTGGTGGATGCCACCGTGGGTCTTACTTGCATCCTTGCGGTGCTAGTATTGAAGTCTGGAACCGTATTATCGGCATTAATCACGGTGATTTCCCGTGAAAAGGTAGCACCCTGCTCACAAACGATGTTGTAGGTTCCGGCCAGCATTTTTCACCCCGTATTTCACTTCATAGTAGCCGGATCACCAAAAAACATCAACTGAAAAGGATAGGAGTCATAGACTGGTTTCCATCGCAAATTGTCGGCAAAAGTGTTTTCTGTGTTGGTTACCATTGGGTAATATTTTTGATTTCCAAGATAAAGACCTAAATTGTGTCCACGGTATACATAACTACCGTTGTATGAACTGCGTTCAACCGAATAATCAGTTTCATATCCAACATAAAGAAGCTTAAAGGTTATATCAGCATACAGAAAATCGGTCAGTCCCCATCCAGATTGAAGTGGATTCAAGGTGCTGAAATTTCCACCGAAGAAGTTCCTTGTATATTCCTTAGATTCAATGCCAGTGAACAGCAATTCACCCGGCCCAAAACCTAGAAATTCAATCTGGTTGACTCTTCCTAATCCGTTGTAAATGTTTTCACATTGAGGACTGGTAGGAAAAATGAAATTGTAGGGAACTTGATGCCAAGTCATATTCAATACGGTTTTAGGCAGCAATGTCTTGCCACTAAATCCGGGGAATGGCTTGGTGTTTACACTAGGGCTATCAGAAAGAAATTCAAAATTTCCTGCTTTAATGGTCACATATTCGGCAGCAACCGATGTCTTGTAAGAAACATAACGGTAAAACTCATTAGAAACATTTTGTATTGTGGTAAGTGTTCCATTGTCTTTTGCATAAACAAGGGGGCTGAAAGTGATTAAATCATCACCAAAGACAAAATACGGCATTGGCGTAAACACTACGGTGATTTCATATTTATCGTAAGAACCAAAGTAGGATGGTATTTTTTGATAACTTTTGTCACCGTCAGTGCTGACATATTGCATTCTTGAATTAATGCCATTGTCGTCACGCTTAAGACCTATACCACGCACATTGGAAATACTGGAAGCATACATCCAGCGAAAGTACGGATGAGCCATTGGCATATTTCGGCCAATGAGTGCCGTGGTTTTCATATAGGAACTAGGAAACACGGTGTTCAGAAAGGCATCCACCTCTCCGGATGAACCCATTGGCCCTTCCACAATATAGGTCATGGTCGCAGAAGCATTCCCATCAATTCCAAAGGATGAATCTGCCGGTGATGTACTTCCGATTCTTTCTTTAAGATCATTTACATTCATTATGCGACTCCATTAGGAGCAAAAGAACCACCACCACCGCTATAATCTGTATCCATTTCTGTCAATGAATCCCAGAACGGAGTTTCATTTCCATCAACAAGGCCACTCTCCTTGATGGCATCCAGCATGGCTTTCTTTTGCTTATCATATGCTGTGTTTTCGGACACAGTTTTCATGTATTCTTCCTGCCTGTCTTTTTGTTCTGGTGCTTGGGCCGTTATGGCAGCTTTCCTGATTGCGTCACCTAATGATTCAATAGACATGGATTGTGCTTCACGAACCGCCATTCCCACAGAAGAACCAGATTTTATTCCACCTTTTCCTTTTATTTCTCCAGCCTTGTATTCAAACTTTTTACCTTCCAATCCTGCTTTCATTTGTCTTTCAGCAGCATCCTCAAGTTTAGTCGCACCATCAATGACACTATTGCCCATTTTTTCAAGAGCTTTGCTTGTTTCTCCTTGTCCAACACCATCCACCCAGTCAATCAGCCAAGATGCAAATTTAAGAATAGAACCTGTACCGGCATAAAATGCTGCTACCATCCAATTAAATGCACCAACAACAATGTTTGTTATATCACCAAGAAGCTTAAATCCATTGATCATGATGTCCGTGATGGATATTCCGCCTGAGAATATTTCTGCCATCATGGAGGCAGTTTCAAACAATGCGGAAAACCCATTAATCAAAGGAACCAATATTTGAGTTAGTCCATATATGAGTCCGGCAGCAAATTTGATTACAGGCATGAATGCATCGATAAGAACAGCACCTAACTCTATCAATGGAGGTACAATTTCAGCGAAACTTTCTCTTACTATTGAAATGGATGGAGCAAGTGCTTGCATGGCAGAATGAACAAAATCTGCAAACTGTCTAACGATTGGAATGGCCATTTCAAAAACAGGAAGCAACGCTTTACCAATGACACCTTGAAGATCATTAAATACAAGGTTCATTCTTTCCGCAGCAGCAGGACTGAATTTTGCCACATAAGATGACATAGATTGAATTGCTTGTCCTGCAATTGTAACAGCACCTGTTACAGCAGAAAGAGCAACTCCAAATCCTGCAAGTCCAACTCCGAGGGCAGCCGTTGCTCCACCGCCAATGGCAGCACTTGCTCTCCCTCCGGCAATACCAAGATTTCCGGTTTGTGCATATTGCATTCCACCTTGGGCAAGATTCATGCCTGCTTTTGCGATTGGATTTGCAAGGAAAGGAGAAACATTTTTCCCAAACTTTTGAGCTATTCCTTGGAATATCGGAGAAAGTGCATTTCCGAAAAATTTTGCCCCACCTGTTAAGTTTTGATTGAATTGTGACATATATGAAGGAGGTTTTGGCATAGGCCCAACATCTGAGCCTGGAATCGCTTTGCTAGCCTCAATCGCATTCCTCTGGTCTTCCGTGATATTTTTTGGGCCAACAAATTTTGTTTTACTTCCTTCCAAACTATATGATTCACCACCCCTGTATTTTTGTGATGATTCAGATTCCTGTTGTGTCTGATTTTGAGCAACATCAAATACATTAGCTAAATCTTTGAATCGGATTGCAAAATTCATTAGTTCTGATTCATATGAACTTATTCCTTCTGGATATTGTCCAACTTCTGCAAAATTCAAAAGTTCTAATTCACATTGTCTTAATTCGCTTGATAAATCCTGAATCTTTTCTTCCATTAAACTAAATGTGTCAATTAAAGGATTTACTGTTTTTGTCAAATCCGCAAATCTATTATTGGCTTCATCACTAACGCCATATATTGGCTCAAGTGCTGCATATATGTCAGTAATTGGTTTTGAAATTTCAGCAGCATTGCCAGCGAGACCATATGATTCAGGAATTCCTGACTTAAGAACATTCATTGAATAAGTCAAATTTTCAATGGCATTGCCAAACTCACGAAATTTTGCAAGTTGAACCGCAAACCCACTGGATGCTTCTTCTGTTTTTAAAGCAAATGTTTCAATAGAAGAAGCTTTCGGTTCAATGACTTCTTGTTTTGGTAGATATTCAGCACCAATAGAAGGCATTTCATATTTTTTGCCTTTTTTGTCTTTAGTGCTTTTAGACATGGCCGTCATCTGCTTTTCAGTTGCAGAGAAAACTTCGCCAAATCCACTGGCGACACTAGACATCAATTTTTCACTAACATCCGATTGAGAAGCGTATGCAGAACCAAAGTCTAATGCAGTTGATGCAGTACCTTTACCTTTCCCTTTCTTTGTGCTTTTCTTGATGGATTCTACTTGTCCAAAAGTGACAGCAAAAACATCACCTAACCCTTTGGCAAGTTTTGCCATTTTCTCTTCATCAGTCGATGGAGTTTTTTTTGTTTTCTTTTTGGCTTCTTGGGCAAGTTTGTAATTGTTGGTGATATTTATTTTTACATCATTTAAAGCCTTGCTGAGATCAGATTGCATCACCTTGATGGCATCAACAATCTTCAAATTACCAGTCTGGAATTCTTTAGCAAGACTATCAAATGATGCATTAAAACTGACACTTGATGAACTTACGGCATTTGAAATTCCTTCTACGGCAGCAACAAGATTGGAAGCCATAGCGGAACTGTCGTCAATGATGATTCCATCGCTGCTCATGTCTAATCCTCTTGGTATGGGTCGCCATACTTGTCAATGAACTGCTTCCTAAGGTCATTGACATTAGCACCCAAAGCCGAACCCATACGGATTAATGCCTCAAGTTCCTTTCGCTTAATAACCTTCTGATCCTTCGCTGTCCTGTGCTTCCATTCGTGTTCCTGCTGCTCATAGGAAACAGGAACGCCCTTATTGTCCCTTTTTCGGTAGTAAAGTTCAATGATTTGTTTGTCGGTTAAACGCTCAATTTCCCATGGACGAAGCAGATACGGCTTGTCCATGAGATTGGCGTAAAAGTTTCGCAATTCCGGCGGGTCTATCGGGTCATTATGCCTTATGGCTGAACCTGACTCGCCTTCAGTGCGTTTGGGTAGGATTTCTCCCTGACCAAATCCATGACGATCTTGAATTCGTCAGGCTTTGACATGACTAGTTGTTCAATTTCCGATTCCGGAACATTGAACAGGATGGAGGCAAAGGCACAGGTTCCAGAGGGAGTGGAAAGAGACTGAATGCTTCTTTCGCTTCCAAAAGAGTACACACCCGCTGCGATATCTCTGGTCACACCAGAGATCGCCTCACGAAATTCCACAGGATCAAGGTGTTCCTTGACCCTGAAGATGGCATCGAGTGCCTTCTTTTCCATTCGTTTTTCAAAGTCAGCCTTCACCTTCTGGGTAATCAATCCAGCAGTGTAGGTCTTGCCATTGAACTGAATGCTCAATGAACCTTCGCCAGGAACATTGAGCAATTCGGAAACGCCATTGGACATTGCTTCCTCTTTTCTTTCTTAAACCGTAAACGAAAATGCTCCAGAGGTCTGAACGGTGATTTTCAGTTTCTGGACATCCTTTGCATCATTAGTCCATTCCAATGATGTGATCCTGCAATTGGCAAATGTCACCGAAGGGCCACCAGTATAGGCAAGGATGTTGACGGTAATGATGTCCCCTTCGTCCGGATAAGCCACTCCGGCAAACATGACATTGAAACTGATCTCACCACTCCACATACCAACGGCATGGGACTCGAACCCACCATCAAAAAAATTGGTGGTGTCTGGAGTATCCGAGGTAGTTGTGACGGTAAAATCGCTGGCAGGGACGGCTGTTCCGTTGATGCCAATGCTGCCTAACTTTCCTGCTAAATAAGCCATTGCTATCTCCTTAAGAAGGCGTGGACATGAATTGGTAAGCACCATTGGACTTGATGGTCAGGGAGACCTTCTGGGCATCCTTGACGGCAACATTATAGCTCACATTGGTGATCGTTCCGTATGGGAAGATGAAGGAAAGCGATGAGGTTGGATATTCCGATCCTGCACCAGCGGGATTGTTTCCGGTGGGTGCAATGTACACATCGACCTTTTGTCCAGCATAGAAACCGCTGAACTGGGCTGGATCATAAGACACATCGCAACTGATTTCAGCGGAGCGAACACCAACAACGGTTTCCACGAAACCACCTGAGTCCACATTGCTGACATCAGGTACATCGGCTTTAGCGGAAATGGTAATGTTGGTGGCTGGAAGGGAAACGGTTGGTGCAGCACCACCCATGTCCACGATTCCGATAAAACCAACCTTGCCTGTTATGAATGGGCCGGATGATCGAGGCATTAGATATCTCCTTGTTCAAAAAAGCCATAAGTGAGTCGGAATCCAGTGACTTTCCAAGTCGAGACTGGATTGTCCACATTGAACGGAGGAATTCCCCTCACATCCACGCTCGTAGGACTGAGCATACCAGAAACATTAGCCAGTTTATAGATCGCTTTTCGAATATCATAACGAGTCAATTGGGACTCATAAGTCAGGTCACGGTTGTACTTTTGGATGTAGTAGACCTTCACCATGTACTTGAATTCCGTCCATCCATCAAGGGCCATTTGACCCGTGATTTCTCCTTCTTCCGATGGAGAAACAATGACGGATGGAAACACATCGGATTCCGTGATCATCGCCGTCTTTCGCTTGTAGACGGTGAATCCGGCAGCAGTAAGGGAACTGGCAACCCCATCGATGATTACTGTCCATCGGTCATCATTCGGTGACGAACCATACGGTGACTGTTCTGCCACCGTTGGCCTGTTTCTCTGGATTAGTTTTGGCTTGTTTGCCATTACATCACCTTCGAGGACTGAAGGACATAATAACTATCCATCGCCACCGCATCGATGGAGTTCACATAGAACTCTTCACCACCGGATGTAATCTTGCAGTTAATCTCTGGAACCCATGGATGCACATTCGTCTTGAATATCAGCCACCTGGTAATCGTTTCCAGTTTGGCGACTCCATTCTGATCCATGTAAGCCAGTGTTCCCTGCCTTCGGAAGGCATAGTTTGTGGACACCTGTGAACCACCCGGATTGACCAGAACGGCGGTTTCTGGGTTATCCATGATCTGGTAGTTCTGTGATAGATCAATAGTTGGCATTACATGAACTGGGTTCTGAATTCCTGTGGGGCAACATAGGTCAACAGCTTGTTCACCTGTGTGATATGTTGCAGTGTCTGCTGTCTCCATTCCGTTCTCGAAACGGCAACGCCCTCCCAGCTATAGGAAGGTTGAGGGTTTGCGGAGTCGGCAACTAATGCGTTGATGTAGTTGTCCCGAATCGTGATCAGGTTTTCTGCTGGTGTTGGCATAGTCACCTTGGGTTAAAAATGCCGAGGTGGGAAAATCCCACCCCGGCGTTTGTGGTTATTAAGCAGGAACGCCACGAACAACGAATCGTGGATCCATAACACCGGCAGCACCCCACCAAGAAGCCTTGATCGCAACAGCGATGTCTTGGTTGAATTCTGCCCAGTTGTTGGCTGGAGCCTGAACAACTTCCAGAGGCTTGGCTTCACGCCATACGAAAGCCTTCTTGAAGTTGCCGAGCCATACATACTTGTCAGCGGTGGAAGCTGTTACACCACTGGAGATCAACAATGCACGGGCATGAGCAGAAGTCATGAGTCCGTAATTGTTGTCCAGAGGATTTGGACTTTCCAACTGTTCAACATCACCAGAGGTGGCGTAGGGGCCATTCTTGGTGGTGGTTGCGGGATTGAGAATTCTAGAAGCAGCGTACTTCTGGAATGGCATTACCAGCATCTGCATTCCACCCGGCTCAAATATCTGGATTGGTTTGCCAGTATTTGGGTCTTTCATGTTATAGAACAATTGTTCTAGGGTGTTGATGGATGCCCAGTTGGACAGTGCATAGCTGTCAAC